CCCTCTACCATGCGTGATTGACAGAATACAACTTTTTCAGGGGACGATGCCTGATTTTCGACTTTCACGACATGACCATACATTTTATAAACCCTGATGAGCTCCTCACAAAATGCCACAACATCTTGAGCTCTGAGGAGCGCGAGACAGTCATCACCGTCACCAAAAGGGGTCGATCTTTTGAAGGCTCGTAGAATATCCAGTAACATGCTAATACAAATGACACAGTTGCCCAATGCTGTGTTGAAATCACCACTGGCCCTAACTCCTTCCATGGAATAGGAAACACCTTTTCGGGTCTTACCCTTGTTCACAAGTTGGAATGCTAGGAGTCGCGCTAACTCATGATCATGGCAGCGCTTCTTATAGTAGCCGTGCTCTAATTTCAACAACAACTTCCGCATGTGCAGATCGAACCTAGACAGGTCAATACTAACACATACACAATCAGGGCCGACACAAACAAACTTCTCACGAATGATCCTAGCTCGTTCAAAAACGCCGTAACCCTTGGCAAAAACTGGCAATCCATATTGATCTTTCAATGCATAAACTGAATGCTCTAACGGTCTCAAGTACCTGGCAAGAACCAAATTTGCGACGGGTGATCGTGCTTGGATAACTCTGGCGTCGGGGTTGATCTTCTCGTCAGGGTTGAACTTTTCACTTTTGATGAAAGCACTAATCCTGAAATCCCGAGCGTCAGCAGGCCGCTGTTTCAAAACGTTGTAAGCCTGTTGATACAGTATCTTTCTGTGATCACAAAATGATTCTAATGTTCGTTCCAAGGTCCATGGGGAAACAGCATTCATTGGCATGTGTCTGTAGATCGCTCGACGCAACCTAACAACCCCTTCGGGCGTTGGTTCGTCGACCTCTGCTAGAACTCGGTTGTTCAAGGCAACGATCTGATTACAAGCACAATCTGCTGAAACGCATGGCAACCACAAACCTGGAATTTTAGGTACGACCCTATAATAATAACGTTGTTTGTCTCTATCACAATGTCCTCCGGCCCAGCCCACCGGCTCTCGCAGCCTTGCACCCGCAGCTTTAGGGACTAGTGACTTTCCCCAAGCGCAAATGCTAGGCAAACGGGCTAGGCCGTTTCACGGAGATGGTAACCTATAATGCCTTCTGAGAAACCCACAAGTCACGAGATGCCACATCGCTGTGGTAGCTCGGAACGGGGCTCCGGCCCAGGATCTGGAGAGCTTACACCAGCCAGAGTGACGCGATATCTTGCCGTCACAGAGGTCATTGGCCAGCATAGCTCGAGCCATTGGAGACATTAAGCCGATCTTACGAACAGACAACTTGCCGGCCGAAAGTGTTATAGCAAGCTTCACTTCGGCAACAGTTAAATTGAACATGAC